ATTATCGTTAACAACTGCAGGACCTAATAATCGAACCTCTCTTATGTCGGCTCCCCTTGATGCATTAGCACTAAGGGCAAGTAACATTTTAGGTGATCTTAAAGTCTTATCAGATTTCTTTTCTATTGGAGTTTATACTCTATTAGAGAAGGAATTGAAAGTACTTAGCGATATACCAACGAAAGGTACGGAATTATTAAGTAAGCTCTCCGTTAAGGAAGAGCCTGCAGGTAAAAGGCGTGTCTTTGCCATCGTAGATATATGAACTCAAAGTGTATTGAAACCAATGCATGATCATGTGTTTTCAATTTTAAGATTGATACCACAAGATGGTGCATTTGATCAGATTAAACCAGTTAAAGCATTATTACTTCGAAATAAAGGATTAAAAACCTTTTGTTTCGATTTAAGTGCTGCAACTGATCGTTTTCCGATCTCGATACAAGTTGATGTTTTATCTTTCTTATATAATAGGGACGTTGCTAATGCTTGGAAACAAGTATTAGTTAATAGACCTTATTATTTAAAAGAGACAAATCAGTCATATACCTATGGTGCTGGACAACCGATGGGTGCACTTAGTTCTTGAGGTGTCTTTTCCTTATGTCATCATCTTATTGTTCAGCTTGCTGCAACTAGAGTTGGTATTAGAACATGATTCGCCGAGTATGCTTTACTCGGTGATGATATTGTAATTACCAATGAAGAGGTAGCAAATGAATATTTTAAGATAATGACGGTAGAATTAGGCGTTTCAATAAATAAGAGCAAATCCCTACAATCAAATCAAGGAGTAATGGAGTTCGCAAAACGTATAATAGGACCAAAAGGAGATTTCTCTCCGGTAGGACCGAAGAACGTTTCGTTGTTCCTGGCTGATAAACTTCATATCCCAAGTCTACTTATAGATTTGAGAGATAAAGGTATTGGCATTGATTATTTCTTCGTTCGTAAACTTCTTACCACATTTAAGCAAAAGCGTCTGTTCAAATTTAATTGATCAGAACTTCATGCTATGATATGGAGCTTAACAGAACCCTTCGGCTTCTTAAAATCTTATACTCTTACACCATACAAATGGCGTAAAAGTTTAGGAAATATGGAAGCGGTTGAGTCTCTGGAAAAGCTGTTGAACTTTATGAAGGAAGAATGGTCTCTAAACCAGGAAAAGGCCCTTAATACTTGTAAAGATTGTATAGATTTATATAATGGATGATATCCGTTACATGACGTTATGTTTCATACAAACGTAATTCCTAGTCTGAAGGAACAGAAATTAAAATTAATCGAGGAATATGCTAGACTTACAAGTCTAAAGTATCCAAAGATTGATTTTAAAGTTGAGTATCCTCGTATGAGATCGAGTTATAACATGATGGAAACATTATGAGATAATTCGGACCCTTATATGAATATACCAACTACTCCTGCTTCTCCGGACATGTGGATTTACATTTATGATGATAATAACAAAGTTAGGTTAAGTAGATCTTTCGATATGCTTAAACCTGACTTCATGTTAGGACAAATCCTTAAATATCTATCGGAAAACCTTCCACCAGTAATTCCAATGACTTCCGTTTTCGCCGATAATAATATCAACCGTAGATCACTTAGACATGTTAGCTTCCGATTCTTAAAGAAATTTATGAATTGGAGCCATCATGGTTAAATCTATATTTTGAATAGATTGGATCACCCTTCGAAAAGGTGTTTCAGTTATATTAAATATGGGGTTCTTTCGTTAGCCAGTAGTGTTACTTGGGTGTTCCTTCAATCGACTTTGGGTCGTGAAGGGAAGTTTTACCTTATATTTTATACAAAAATTAAGGGGGTCTTTACCATTAATATATTAAGGTTTAGATAGGGTGTTTAACCCGGATA